AACTCAACTGGCTATGCACGATTATTTGGATGTCAACAATATTACACAAGAATATCGTAATGCACTTAACGGTACAAAAATGGCAGAATTTATTTCTCCAGACTGGCAGGAAAATCCTGCCAGGATTAGGCGTTTTTTGGAAGAAACAGAACGGTTTGATAGTATTCGTGGACAAGATTGGAAAAAAACTTTTCCAGAAGTTGCTAATTTTTATTCAAGATATCTAAATAAATAATAAAAAGGTCCTGGCCCAAAATGCAAAAGAAAACACGAAGCCTATTAGAAGAATTAGAAAATCTATACACTGAACGCGATCAGCGCCACGTGATCGAAAATCGCGCCAGCAACATCATTGCCAGTGCTATACGCCTGCTGGAGCAAATTGACTCTAGTTACACACCAGAACAAGCAGAAAATCTGCAACGCAAATTGATCAATGCAATCAAGCTGAGAGATCCTGGCAAGTTTACCCGTACAGTGAGAAAAACCGATGCGAATTCGTGAAATAGAGAAACATAATATGTCGGAGGGTATCCTTGACACTCTCAAAGCTGCAACCACTTGGGGATCCGGAGAAACTTGGGGTCAGGCCAAGTCTAGAACCCAGACTGACACTGCCCTAAAAAACTTGCTGAAAAAAGCTGTGCCGGCCTGGGACAATTATGCAAAGCGTCTCAAAAGCATGACTCCGGATCCAGCGCGATACAAACAGTTGTATCAACAATCCTTGGCAGCATTTGTACAAAAAAATTTAATGGGCAATCAGCCCATCGACAGTGCCATCAACCGACGTGAAATCACACAGCTGATTACAGATATCGCCGCTGCCGAAGACAATCCTCAACAGGTGGCCTCTTTGTTTGGTCAGCTGGTCAAACAAGCCGCAATGAGTCAACAAGATACTACTCGCAACGTGGCTATGGCCAAGATCATCAGCACCAATCCGCCGGTGATTCAATATCGAAACATTAACTATGCTCAGAATCAAGAAGGAAACTGGGCCAATCAGCAAACTGGTCGTGTACCAGATGAAAGTTTTCAAGCATTTTTGGATCAAGAAGTTGCCAGGGCTGGGGCCTAAATCATGCGATTGGTCGAAGGCGGCAACGTATTCAAGGATGCTCAAGGTCGTCCACTCACACAACGCATCAATCAAACTGATGTAAAACCTACCTTGGCCTGGTTGGACGAAATGTTGCCAGGACTGGACCTGCAAAACAATACCTTAGGTTCAACTGGAATCAAATCTACGTCAGGTGACTTGGACTTGGCCATTGATTCGGGCCAGGTCACCAAGGATCAACTGGAATACAGACTCAAACAGTGGGCAACCAGTCATGGCCTCAAGCCTGAAGACTATGTGCGTAAATCAGGCACAGCAGTACATTTCCTAACGCCTATCACTGGCAGACCAGATCGTGGTTATGTACAAACAGACTTTATGTTCTTGCAAAATGTGCCTTGGTCAAAGTTCGTGTTGGGTGCCATGCCTGCTGACAGCCAATACAAGGGTCGCGAGCGCAATGTGCTCATGAACAGCATAGCCAAGAGCCTGGGTTATAAATTAAATCAAATTGCTGGCATTGCAGATCGTGCCACCAATAAAGTCATATCAGATGATCCAGATGCTGTGGCCAAAATGCTGTTGAACCGACAAGCCACCCGTGAGGATCTAGCCAGTGTGGAAACTATCATGTCTGCCCTGGAACGTGATTCCAAACGTGATGCCAAATTGGCCGACTTCCGTGAACATATGAAACGCGAAGGCATACCATTTGAGCAACCTGTGTCTGAAACCACGGAATTATATACCGAAGTCAATTTCTTGGCTCGCTTGCGTGACCGTATAGTAAATCAAGGCATGGTTCCTATCATGGAAGCGGCCAATCCCAGGATCGAACACCTGGAGGACTTGGTGTTTGAGCGTGGCACCCGTGGCATCCAAGAAGCCATGGCCATCATGCAACATGCCGCAGAAGACACTAGAAAAACAACCACAGTCAAATGGGACGGTAAACCTGCCATCATCTGGGGCCGCAAACCCTCAGGCGAATTTGTGCTCACAGACAAGAGCGGATTTGGTGCCAAGGGCTACGACGGCCTGGCCACTAGTCCGGAACAGATTGCTAGAATCATGAACCAGCGCGGCGGCGAACGTGGCGATCTCATTGCTATCTATCAAAAACTGTTTCCCATGTTGCGTGCCGCAACACCAGAAAATTTTAAAGGCTACATCCAAGGTGACTTGTTGTACACTGAAACTCCGCCGGAAGTGTCGGGCGCTTATGTGTTCAAGCCCAACTTTGTGGAATACAAAATTCCAGCCGCCAGTAAACTGGGCGAGCGCATTGGTGCCAGTGAAGTGGGCATAGCCGCACACACCAGATACAAACAAGTAGATGCGGCAGCCGAGGCCATACGTCAAGTGAATCTCGAACCAGTGCCAGGACTCCTGGTAATTGAGCCCACGGTCAAAGATATCAAGAATGTCACACCCAATGCCCAGCTGGTCAAACAACTAAAACAAATCACCCGCAGTCAAGGACGTGCCATAGATGGCCTGTTCAACCCCGCGGAACTCAGAGCCGCACAGCTCAGCGATTTGCCACAATTGTGCAAACGCTACATCAACAGCAGGATCACTGGCGATTATGAAGATCTATTACCGGGCTTTGGAGCCTGGTTAAAAACCAATGTGACTCCCAGGAAGTTTGCCAACATCATAGAATACTTACAGAGCCCTAGAAGCAACATGGACGGTATCACGGCGGCCTTTACAGCATTCTTGTTGTTGCACGAAATCAAGACCGACATGCTGAATCAGCTGGATCGACAAGAACCTGGACACGAAGGTTGGGTACTTGCCACACCCGCGGGCCGGGCCAAACTGGTCAATAGATTTGGATTCAGTGCCGGAAATCGCATCTTAAACAACCCCAATTTGGTGGGCTAACTGTCCTTTTTATCTCAGTTTGGTAAATAAGTGTAGGACTCAAGGTCCATACACTAAGGAGAATTAAAATGGCAGCATTAACTATTACCAGTGGTGGTTCACAACCAGTATTTGCAACTGATACCCTCAACGGTCCCCAGTTAGCCGCAACAACAACCTACACACCTGCAGGTACACCAACCAATTTCATGGGTCCAAAACTGGACTTTTTTGGTTGCGATCTTGGTGCAGATCCTTCAACAGAAGCCGAAGTAAACGGCATGTTGCAGACCTTGTTGCAGACAATCCAGCAAACAGCTACAGTGGCAATCTATCAAGTAGCAGCTACAAGCAACGTAACAAACTTCAGTGTTGCCACATACCCAACAGGCGCTTTCAACACAGCAACTGACGGTAGCAACAACAGTGCAGCTACATTGCAAGCGATCATCCAAGGTTTGGGCACAGTAGCCGGCTACAACTTGGGCGGTGCAACTGTAACCAACGTTGGTTTCCGTTTGGCTTCTACAGCTACAACAGCATCTTAATTAACTCAGTTAATTAAAACAACAAACCCTGGAATTAAAACTCCAGGGTTTTTTGTTGGCTATAAGTACAGCATGACGTATATTTTTGAGAGCCCCGACGGCGGCGACACAGTGTACCGCCGCGAGTTTGGCAAGACTGAACGTGAACTACATTCCATCAGTGAAGAAAAACGCAAATGGGATCAACAGCTTGAAGAAGAGATGCTTTGGGTAAAAATTGCCCAGGCCGGTCAAGATAATCCTGCCCTGCAGGCGGCCTTGGACCAGGCTCGAATAATTTATGAGTTATCACGTCGTGACTAAGATCTTGTGCCGTTGCCTGTTCGATATCACTGCCACTGGTGTGACCGGACACTTCAAAAGCTCACGCATACCTTTTCGAGATCGTGCTGGTCAGGACGTCATCGATGAGATCACTTGGAATCGTGCTAGGAATCAACAACGCAACTGGGAAACACTCACACAGTTGATCAGCCTACGTACCCAGGTCATTGATCTGACCGTGCCAGAACGTTTTGATGGCGCCTGGGAATTTGAATTTGCCACAGAAACTGCAGATGCCTATGGTCCTGCAGATGACCCTACCCTGATATTAAGAATGGATTCGGCCGGAGTACCCATGCTACACACCTTGAAAACTGGCGAAATCATGACCACAGAACTGACGGTTGATGGCCCAGACCAAAACATCTGGTTTTTATCCACAGCTATAAATAATCAATAGGGATAAAAATATGTCGGAAACCACTGAAATTGAAAAAAAGAGCCTGGAAGCCCACGTAGAACTGTGTGCCGAACGATACACCCAGCTGGAGCAACGATTTGAACATGTGGAAGGTAAAATCACAAGCCTACAAACTCTATTGCGCGAAGTGCATGACATGG